TTTGTTAGCAATGGTCAGCATATTTTGCGATATATCAGTACCCGATGCGCAAAATATAGAATTGAAAGATTTTAACGAGATAGTATTACAAATTAGCGAAGTATTAAAGCAACAACCGAGATTTATACAGCGTTTTATTTATAACGGTAAAGAGTACGGATTTATTCCTAATTTAGACGATATTCCTGCTGGAGAATACATAGATTTAGAAACATATTTAAAGAGCGAAGAAACGTATTCAAAAGCGATGAATGTTTTATACAGACCTATTGCTAACAAAATGAAAAATTTGTATAATATAGAGGATTATAAAGGCGAACACACCGATTTTAATAAGCTAAATTTAGAGATTGTTTTAGGTTCTATGCTTTTTTTTTGGAATTTAAGCAACGAATTGTTGACATCTATGAAGGACTATTTGCAACAACCGAAAAACAAGATACTTTTGGAAACAGCTTTGGATCAAAATGGGGTTGGTATCAATCAATTTTTACAGTCGCTAACGGAAATATCTTCGATTTTGAAAGAGCGACTAAGTTACGACTACACGAATTTCTAATGTTTTTAGAGTTTAAAGTCGATTTAGCTAACGAAAGTAACAAACAAATTAAAAAGTATGAATAGTTTTTATAAAGTAATCAATTATTTAAAGACTCAATTAGAAAATGATATTGATGTTAATACCATAGTTCACGGAGAAGCACCTGAAAATAAAAAGGATCTTTTTCCTTTAGCGCATTTAATGGTAACTAACGGATCTTTCGGCCAGGGTACTTCTATATTTAATTTTACAGTTCAAGTTTTAGATATTCGTAATGTTTCAAAGAAAATGAGTACTGATAAGTTTCTAAAAAATGATAACGAACTTGATAATTTAAATACTTGTTTCGCTGTATTAAATCGTCTTATAATGGATTTGAAACTACAAAGAAATGATTTAGACATTGAACTTTTAAACGAGCCGAGTTTGTTACCAGTTATTTATGAGTTCAAAGATACTTTAGACGGTTGGACTGTGGATTTACAATTGTCAATTACAAACGACGTTACGGTATGTTAAATAAAGAAGAAACATTAAGTACGTTACAGGCTTTTAATAAATATGTTATTAAACAAGCACGAACGAACCTTACAAAGGGGAAAAAGAATGTTTCTAAAAGTCTTTATAACTCTATAAAATCTACTGAAAAAGTAAATCCTAATTCTATTGAGTCATTTATAGAAATGGAGCAATACGGTCAGTATTTAGACAAAGGGGTAAAGGGTAAATTTAGCGGACAGAGATCGCCTGATAGTCCTTTTAAGTTTGGTAGCGGTACAGGTAAACCCGGAGGATTAACAGAAGGAATTAGGGGTTGGGTTAAGGCAAGGCGTTTCCAATTTAAAGATAGAGAAACAGGTCGCTTTATGAGTTATGAACAAACCGCTCAATTAATTACACGCTCAATTTGGTGTTATATCGATGCGAAAATAAATTTAGGAGGTGCAGAACAATACCAAGCAAACCAAACATTATTAGCTGTCGATGGTTTTGGATATCATACAGAATTAGCTAATCCTGAAATATCTACTTTGCCTGATACAATTTATAGACGAGAAAAAGTATTAACGAGTATTGATAATCACATTATTTATAATAATAGCGATTACCCTTTATATTTTGTCACTACTGGATTAGTATCTCTAACGATTAATGGAACAAATGTACCTTTCACATTTGATCAAGATATAGCGAATCAAAACATAGCTTATGTTAATATTGCAAATTACATTGGAAGTTCTACTTCATTTAGCGCAGTATTTTTCTATGATGCTACGGAAGTGCCGAGCGTTACAATTAATTTTACTATAAAAGATGAATGTAAATATCCTTTAATTAATTGCATCTTTAAGAATAAATACGGATTTTGGCAAACGATTCCTTTTAATAAATTAAGCAAAAAGACTCAGGATTTTACAAATGAAAGTTACAACGGTTTAATTTCTAATTATGGCGCTTATAATTTAAATACGCACGTTAAACGAACGTATAATATTAATGGTAGAGAAAAAGTAACGGTAAACACAGACTTTATACCCGAGGAATATAATGCATTATTTACAGAGTTAATGTTAAGCGAGTTTGTTTATTTAGAAGAAAATGGAACAGTACTACCTGTTAATGTAGTTAAGACTTCATTTGAGAAGAAAACAAAATTAATTAATAAGTTAATCCAATACTCTATGGATTTTGAGTATTCATTTGACCTTTTAAATAACATTCAATAAAATGGATATAGCTTTATACATAGCCGATGTAACGGATACTAACTTTCAAAGAGTAGATTTATTTAAAGATGAGAATATAGAAATTAATTTAACGTCTAAAAATATATCCGACATTTCGAAAATCTTTGCGGAATTTACTCAAGGGTTTACCGTTCCTGCAAGTCCTAACAATAATAAAATATTTACTTATTGGTTTGATGCGGATGTAGATAGCGGTTTATTTAACGCAAATAAAAGAATAAACGCATACATCGAAATAAATAGTTTGCCGTTTAAATATGGCTCGATTCAATTAGATACTTGTAAATTAAAAGGCGGTCAAGTCTCAAGCTATGGCTTAACGTTCTTTAATAAAGTAGTTAATCTTTCGGACTTAATGGGCGATTTAGAATTGAAAGATTTAGACCTTTCGACTTTAGATCATAGCTACAACAAAACTAACGTAACAAGCGCAATGTATAGCGATTCAATTCATAGTGGCGATATTTACTACCCTATGATAACGAATACTAAAAATATCAATTACGGCGATGGTTCGGATAACGATATAATTGATTCAGGTAATACGATTAAATTTACAGATTTTAAACCTGCAATACGTTTAATAAAAATAATCGAAGCGATTGAGGATAAATTTAATATTCAATTCTCAAGAGATTTTTTTGATAGGTCGGTGTTTTACAATTTATTTATGTGGTTGCATAAAGACGCTAAAGGGGTAGATAATAAAGGGCAAAGAGAATTAATAGATTTTACTACTAAAGGCAATTTAGAAGATATAGCAGGGATTACAGTTGATTTAGCTGATAGTTATCTAATAACAAACGCAAATGTATTAACGTATATCACTATCACTCCATCTATAGGTTATGAGAATGTACCTTATATTTTAGAGCGTGAATTAGATGGAGTATCATACACTAAAATAAGAGAAAAAAAGGGTACTACTACGACACAATTTAGAACCGATAACGACACTAAACAGCATACTTTTTTCGTCAATGTAACACAAGAATTTAAGTTTACAGCTACTTTAAAATTAGTTACCATATTTACAAGCGTAACTAAAACGGCTACATTTTCAGAGCAAACTTTAGTAGGTAATATATCTGTTTCTAATAATATGCCGACTTTAAAATTAAAAGATTTTTTTAGTAGTTTGATAAATCAATTTAATCTTATTATCGTTCCAACAACTTCAAATAGCTTTTACGTTGACACGTTAGACACTTGGTATAATAATGGCGATACTTTCGATATAACTAAATATGTTAATATAGACGAAATAAATATTAAAAGACCTGATGTAAAAAAGTTAATAGAGTTTAAATACCAAAACGCAGGAGCAATTTTAGGTAAACAATATTTAGACGACAACGGTATAGGTTATGGCGATTTAAAAGCTAAATACGATGACATTGCGGGAAGTGATTTAAAGATTGAGAGCCAATTTGAAAACCTACTATTTGAAAGATTAGAAAACGTTGCGGTAATTCCAACCGTTACAAGCAATTTACATTTAGGATCGTCAATAGATTTGAAATTAGAGCCTTATAGTGGTAAGCCTTATATGTTTTATAAGAATGGTTTGATTAATTTAGGTACTAATATTTATGTGGATGGTATTGCCTTTGAAAACGTATTTTTAACCGCAACCGAGGATAATACAGACTTTAACCAGATCACAAACAGCTTGAATTTTGGTGCTGAAGTATCGACTTATTTTCTAAATATCGTTAATAGTTCTTTGTATTCTAACTTTTGGCAAAATTATATTGGCGATTTATACAATCCTAAAACAAGAGTATTAAATCTTAAAGCAAAATTACCAATATCAATTTTATACAAATTATCTTTAAATGATAAATTGATAATCAATAAACGAAAATACAAAATCAGTAATTTAAAAATAAATCTTATTAATGGCGATGCAGACCTTGAAATATTTACCGATTACTCAATACCTGCCGATACCATAGCCAATGAAATACCTTTAACAGTTGACAGGACCGATATAACAGTCGATACCGATTCTTTAACAGTTGACAGAATTAGCACATACGACCCTTTATATTCTTTTATTACAAATGGAATAAGCCGAACAACTTATACGAGTACAAATGTTAAAGAATATTTTGAGGTAAAGGTAACTGCTAATACTACTTGGACTGCTGTAAAGATTGACACAGGAGACGGTGTTACATGGTTTGATTCAAATAAATATACAGGAAACAAGACACAATTTGTAAAAGTTAATGTAAACGCAAATGCAGGATCAACCAGGTCGGGAACTTTGCGTTATATTATAGGAGGGGTTAATTTTGACTTAATAATAACACAATGATAAAAGCGGTTTTAGAATTATTACAATTACACGAGTGGTTAAATTGTAGCGAAAATATTGATATTGCAAAGGGTAAATATGAATTGCCTAAAACATTTAAAAAAGCAACTAAAAAAATAAAAAGAGAATGGCAATCGAAAAGGTAGTAAATGTTAAGGTAGTAGACAACGTACAAGCAACGACTCAAAATGTAGGCAATCTTAAAACGCAATTAAGACAAGCGCAAAATGAGGTAAACGAATTAAGCGAAAAGTTTGGAGCGACTTCAGAACAGGCAGTAGAAGCAGCAAAAAGAGCTGCTGAATTGGCTGATGCCATTGGCGATGCTAAAGCCTTAACCGAGGCATTTAATCCTGATGCAAAATTTAAAGCACTTACTGCAACTCTTGGGGCTGTAGCAAGTGGATTTGCAGCCGTTCAGGGTGCTATAGGCTTAGTTGGCGAGGAAAGTGATAATGTGGAAAAAGCTATTTTAAAAATTCAAAGCGCAATGGCAATTTCTGAAGGCATTCAGGATATTGGAGAAAGTGTAGATACATTTAGACAACTTGGGGCGGTTATACGTTCTACTACTTCTTACCAAAGAGCATTAAGTGCAGCTACAGCTGTACAAACTTTTGTAATGAACGGAGCGACAATGGCGGCAAGATTACTAAGAGGTGCTTTAATAGCTACTGGTGTAGGTGCGTTAGTTGTTGGAGTAGGTTTATTAATTGCAAACTTTGACAAGGTTAAAAAAGTTGTTATGACTTTAATACCTGGACTTTCTGCGGTTGGCGATGTGGTTATGAGTATTGTTAACACGGTTACAGATTTTATAGGAGTAACTTCGGAAGCGGGTCGCTCAATCGATAAAATGGTTTCCGATAGTGAGAAAACATTAAGAAAAAACCAAGATTTTTTAGATACTCAGGGCGATAAATACGACGAATATACAAAGCGAAAAATTCAAGCGAATATTGATTACGCTACAAAAGTAAAAGAAGTTGCAGACGACGAAACGAGAACGGAAGCCGAAAAACTAAAATATCTAAAAGGTTTAAGAGATAAAGCCGATAGAGAAATCGCACAAGCTGATAAAGATAGACAAGCGGAAAAAGATAAAAAGGCAAAAGAAGAACAAGACAAAATTGATGCTAAAAATAAAGAGGCAAGAGATAAAAGAAAGCAAGATGCTATTGATAGAGCCAAAAAAGATGCTGAAGATTTAGCCAATGCTAAAAAACAACAATTAGAAAATACAAAGGCTTTAGAAAACGAAATTACTCAAGCTATTGGCGATGCTCAAGACAAAAACGCTGAAATGTTTATGAGCGCTCAAGATGCTGAAGAAAGAGCGATAAATGATAAATATTTTAGACTTAAAGAATTAGCAATTCAACAAGGTAAAGATATTAATGACATCGAAATTCAGCAAATGAACGAGATTAACGATGTTCGATTAACTTACCAAGCTAAAGAAAAAGAACAAGCTGACAAAAAGAAAGCAGAAGACATAGCAAGAGAACAAGAGGTTGCCGATGCCAAAAGAAAAATTAACGATTTAGCAATTCAATCCGCCCAAAACGTTGTTTCTATTTTAGCAGGATTAGGAGAGAAAAATAAAAAGATTCAAAAGGTTGCATTAGTTGCAAATGGTGCTTTGTCTATTGCTGAAATTATAAATAACACTAACGTAGGTTCGTCAAAAGAAGTAGCGACCAAAGGGGTATTTGGATTAACAACTTCAGCGGTTTTATACGCTAAAATGGCTTTGTCTATTGGTTCGGTAATCGCTGCGACTGCAAAAGGTTTATCCGCTTTGGGTGGTGGTGGTTCTGTTGGTGGTGGCAGTTCTTCAAATGGTGGAGGAGCAACTCAAACAACTGCACCACAATTTAACATAGTAGGTCAATCACAAACAAACCAATTAGCGCAAACAATCGCAGGTAAACAACAACAACCTATTGAAGCGTTTGTAGTGAGTTCCGCTGTAACAAATAGCCAAGCACTTGACAGAAATAGAGTAAAAACAGCTACTTTCGGGAGTTAATGATACCAAATAAAAATAAAAACGTTAAATGATTATGGAAACATATAAAATAATATTTAAGGACGATACCGAGGGAGTTTTCGGAATATCATTAGTAGAAAGTCCTGCAATGGAATCTTCTTTTATTGCCTTGAGTGAACAGAAAGAAATCCAACTTAAAGCTATTGATAACGAAAAAAGGATCTTATTAGGTGCGGTTTTAATACCCGAGAAGCCGATATACAGAAACCAAGGGGGAAAAGAATTTAATATCGTTTTTCCTGCTGAAACGGTTCGATTATCAATGGAAAACTTTTTTAAGAAAGGTTATCAAAATAGTTCGACATTAGAACACGATGAGAAATTACAATTATCAGACGTTACTTTTGTAGAATCTTGGATTAAAGAAGATAATATAAACGATAAGTCAGTTAAATACGGAATAGATGAACCTATAGGAACTTGGTTCGCTTCAATGAAAGTAAACAATGATGAAATTTGGAATGACTTTGTAAAGACTGGCAAAGTAAAAGGATTCAGTATTGATGGATTCTTTGATTTAGAGAAAATTAATTTAAAAACCGAGAATATGAATTTAGAATCAATTGTAGGCGCTATAAAAGAAGGCTTTGCATCTTTGAGTAAAACAGAAGAAGTAAAAGTGGAACTTGGTAGCGTTATGACTCAAGACCAATCTTTAACGATTGAATTTGAGGGCGATACTTTAGCTGTAGGAATGCAACTAAATATTAAAAATGAGGTTGGAGATTTAATGCCGTTACCTGATGGAGAATACATTCTTGAGAATGGTATGGTTTTAACCGTTGCCGATGGTTTGGTGTCTGAATTGTCAGAAGCCAAAGCAGAAGAAGCAGAGGCAGAAATGGAAGCTCCTGCTGAATTAGAAAAAGCTACTCCAAGCGGTGTAAAATCAGAAAAACACACTCAGGAAATTTTCTATCAATTAGCAAAAGAATTTGGAACTCAATTAGAGGCTATGAAAGCTGAATTGAAAGCAGAATTTAACGCAAAGTTGGAAGAACAAAAAGAGGTTGTTTCATTAACAAAAAACAAGCCTGGTGTTGAGAAACCATTTGAAGAAATGACAGCATTAGAAAAATTCAGAGCATCTAAATTAAAATAAACTAAAATTAAATAAATTAAAATTATGGCATTATCTTATAACATTGTAGACTACAGAGGAAAGGCAGCAGAGCCAATCGTTGAAGAATTATTATTTGAAAACGCAACTATTGCAAAAGGACTTGTAACATTTGAAGAAGATGTAAAAGCAGAAACTATTTTTACAGAGGCTACTGCTTCAGCAACTTTACAAGCTTACACTTCGGGATCTCCAACTTCAGCGGGTGATCTTACTGCTTTTGATGTAAAAGTTACTCCTACAAAAGTTCAATTTTACCAAGAGTTTGACCCTCAAAATTTACGTTATTCTCGTTTCAAAAGAACAATTAAGCCTGGTGCTTGGGAATTGCTTTCTACTGAATTCGAGCAAATGGTAATTGGTGGATTATACGCTAAACAAATCTCTAATGCTTTAGAGGATCAATTTTGGAATAGTGTAACCTCAGCTACTAAAACTGCTGTTGCTGCTTTAACTGCTGGAACTGCAAACACTTCAGTAGGTGCTGCTGAGAAAACTAAAGTAGCTGCTTTGACTACAGGTCAAATCGATGGCATCGTAGCTAAAATGATTTACAACGATTCTAACGCTTCAGCTACTGCTGGTGTAGGTACTCGTATTAAAGTTGCAGGTACTACAGTTACAGCTTCAAACATTAAAGCTGAGTACGACAAAGTGTTTGCTGCTATCCCTGCTGTGGCTTTGAACCAAACAGAGAAACCAATCTTATTTGCTCCGAAATCTCACAAGCAAATGATCATTCAAGCTAACAACGTAACGACTGACTATACTAAGCCGTTTAACGCTGACGCTTCTTACGATAACATTTACTTCAACGGATTGAAAGTTGAGTTCGTTCCAACTCCTGAAAATGTAGTTATCGCTGCTCACAAATCTCACTTGGTTTGGTGTACTGATTTAGTTGCTGATGTTAATACAATGGAGATTAACAAAATCGCTAATAACCAAGAGAAAATGTTCCTTAAAAACAATATGACTTTGGCTGCTCACGTAGTAAACCAAAAATTCAATGTTCTTTACGTAGGATAGTTTAATAATCTAAAGGGAGCGTAAAACCTCCCTTTTTAATAAAATATATAAATATGGCTTGTGATATATTAAAAGGGCGTACATTGCCTTGTAAAGATTCTCGGACAGGGATTCGATACGTAGATTTTGGACTTTATGATGGCGATGTTTATACCGTATCGGCTCAAGAAATCGCTTCTTTACCTGCTGGATTAACTGAAGTTTTCCGTTATGAAGTAAAAGGTGCGGGTAATTCATTAATCGAGACTGCTACCGTAAACAATGATAACAGAACAATCGAAATTGTTCAGGCTTTATCTTTGAATTTAGCTAAATTAGGCAAAGAAACTGAAGTGGAATTACAGTCTTTACTTTATGGTAGAGTAGTAGCGTTTATTCATGATTATAACGGAAACGTTAAAGCTGTAGGTATTGATTCAGGACTTGAGGCAACTACAGGAGTTATGAGTACAGAAGCGAGTGGTTATACCTTAGCATTAGAGGCAAGAGATAACAACTTCGCCCCATTCCTTTCAAGTTCAGCTAAAACCGCTTTAACTGCTTTAATTTCGGCTCAAGTAATTACAGCATAATTTTTTTCATAGTGTTTTTTGTTTTAAAGCGTATCTTAATCGGTACGCTTTTTTATTTGATACCAAACCATAAAAAAAACGTTTAAATAATATGAAGATATTCGACCCTACAGATATAACGCATACACTGCAAATCATACCACGTGATTATGTAAGTACTGCTACAATGGTTTTAAGGAATGAATTAAGACAAACCGAAACTACACATAACCTTACTTGCACGAATGTAAGCGGATATTTAACTGCTACTTTTACGCATACTTTTTTAGAGGGTAGCAATTACGAGTTTGAGGTTTACGATACTAACGACAATTTGCTTTACCGTGGTAAGGCTTACGCAACTACAAACATATGAATATAGAGTTACTACAATTAGGAAACTATTTTAGACCTGAAGTTAAAGAGGTTGCATCGAAAGACTACGTTTTAAACGGCGATAAAAATAGTTTTTACCAAGAGATTATTGATCGTTATAATGGAAGTCCTACAAATAGAGCTATTATTGATGCTTATGCTCAATATATCTATGGCAAAGGTTTAACTTCTAAACAAATGAGTACTAAGGCGGTTCAATTCGCTGATATTGTACGAATTTTAGGCAAAAAAGATTTAAAAAACATTTGCCAGGACTTTGAATTATTTGGAGAAGCTTCATGTGAGATCATCTATAAAGGCGGTAAGATAGTCCAAATAAAACACACTCCTAAAAATTGTATTGTACCTAATAAAATGGACGATAAAGGGGATATAAATATGTATTGGTACTCACGTGATTTTTCACAGCCAAGAAAATATGAGCCATTACCGATTGATGCTTTTGGACAGGATGTTAAAAACGGCTCAGTAATTTATATTTTTAAAGATTATCAGATAGGAAAGACTTATTTTTCAGACCCTACTTATATCTCGTCTTTACCTTATGCAAAATTAGAGGAAGAAATAGCTAACTATTGCGTTAATCACATTCAAAACGGTTTATCATTTGGTCATATTATCAACTTCAACGATGGAGCGGATAGGACAGAAGAACAAAAGAGAGAGATTCTAAACGCTTATAGGGAAAAATTAAGCGGTTCAGGTAATGCAGGTAAATTTATTTTAGCTTACAACGACAACAAAGAAAATGCTGTTACTGTTACGTCATTAGAGGTAAGCGAAGCGCATAAACAATACGAATTTTTAACCGCTGAAGCTACTCAAAAAATAATGTTAGCGCATAGAGTGGTGAGTCCTGTTTTATTTGGTATTAAAGATAACACAGGCTTTGGCAATAATGCGGACGAATTGCAAGTGGCTTTTGACGAATTAATGATTAACGTAATACAACCAAAAAAAGAGGTTATTTTAGATGGTTTAATGGAGATTTTTAATTCAAATGGTTATACTATCGACTTGGATTTCATTCCGTTAAGAAGTAAGCCAGTAGAAACCGCTCCGACTCAATTAGCAAAGCAAGTAAAAGAAAGATCATACGACGAAATAGAATTGGACTTAGCTAATTTCGGAGAAACTTTAGACGAAAACGAATGGGAATTAGTAAGTTCAAATCCTGTAGATATTAACACAGAGGATCGATTAGATAAAGAATTAGAAACCTTAAATAAGGTTACTTTAGGTTTAACAAAAGTAGCTTTAGATTCAGTATCGACAGGAGTAGCAAAAACAAAAAGTAAGTCGGAATTAGATACAAATCTATACATCACTCGTTATAGATATAGCGGGAATCCAAATCCAGAAAGAGCATTTTGCAAGGCTATGATGAGAGCAAATAAACTTTACAGAAAAGAGGATATAGTAGGCGATAATTATCCTGCTACTTTAGGAGGTATGTCGGCTAAAAATGTAAACCCTGGCTTCGGTATGCATCCAAACCCAAATCAGCCGTACGACGTACTATTATGGAAGGGCGGTGGCTTA